GTGTTTCTTTTGGAGAATTTGCTTAGAGATAATACGGATTCAATTTTGAAAAGACAAATAGTTTTCTTTTCACATCACGAACAAATATTGCTTTTCTCTATGTCGTTTCTACCTTCTAATTTTACTTTCAATGAATTAATGAATAAGTCAAAATCATATTTTCCTAATATTACAATGCAATCAATTACAAAGAATTTAAGAATGTTAAAGTCAAGAGAAATTGTATCAGAAGTTGGTTACAATAAAAAAGATAAAAGAGTAAAAGCTTATGGATTAACATTAAAGGGAATAGCTTTTGCGTTAATACTTACTGAAATGGTCGCAATTAAAGACGGAGCTTTTAATTCATCAGATTTAATTTCAAGAAAAATAATAAGGATTGGTAACGATGAAACGAAAAGATAAAGTGAAAAGATTTGTAAAAGATTTTCTGAATACAACAGATTTAAAATGCACAAATCCAATGAAAATTATTAGGATTAGAGAATCTATATTTAGAGAAGCAGCTGATGATTATAAAATTGTTAGAATGGCGTGGATTTTATTTTTTCTGTTTGAAGCTGTATCGTGGCTTTGGAATGGATATTTTGAATTTCATTATAGGTTTGCATTTCTACAACTTAGTTTTCTTATGATTACTGTGTTTATGCCTTCATTAATCAGGAACAAGAGAAGATTAATTTGGCTTAGAAAAATAAAAACAGAAATATTAATGACAAGGATAACAGAAAGGGAGATGATAAAATGAGTGGTGAAGAAACATTTATTTATATTTTTATGGCTGTACCTTATGTACTTATTTTGGTTGCCTTAATCAGATGGATAAATAAAAAAGGTAAACCATGTGCTTTGTATTTCAATGGTGAATCCATATACAAGTACGATTTAAAACCTGATACACAGGGTAATGTTGAAATAAAAGGTTCATTCCATAACGTTGATGGTGTTGAACCAATATTATTCAAAGATAAGATGATAGGAATTAAGCAGTTTGCTTATTTTGTACATCATGATAGAGTAAAAGCAGTTTCTCTAAGAGATTTTCTAAATGAAAATAAAACTGCATTACAATCTGATATATCTCCTGAAACAATGAATAAGATTTTAGAAGGAGCTGACATAAAAGCAACACATCAAACTCTAAACAGTATGAAATTTAATTGGAAAAATCCAACTCTATTGGCTGGTTTAGGAATGGGTTTGGCTGTTGGTGTAATCGGAACATTAGTATTGTATAATCCTAATGTACCAATTCAGGTTGTAGAAGTTGTAAGAGAACCAATAAAACAAGTTGGAAATATTGCAGTTGCAAGTTTCCTAATGTGGTGATTAATATGCCTAAGGATAAAGTAATAAAGAAGAAACCTGAACCAAAACAGCCTTACACAGATGATGAAAAAGAACAAATGAAGAAACTTGCAGAAGTTTTCGCTGCAAGTTCACAGCAAGATAGTAGTGCTGATATAATGGATATGATAGATTCATCGGATAGAGCAAGAGCATTTATTGTTGCTTCTTTGCTTACATCTGATATTGATAAAATCAAACATATTACACAGCTATCTCCTACAATGATTTCAAACCTAACAGTCCTAGGTTCAACAAATAAATATCTTGCAGCAAAAGGGTATAAATCGATGGTAAGAAGTTCATTGTATGATGAAATAATTACATTGATGATTTCATTGGATAGACAAGGAAGAAAAGAGATTACACAGATGGTCGCACAGGGTGAATCTCAAAATTCTTTGGTTCAAGGAATCAAAAATAAATTTGGATATTTGAAGTGATACCATGAGAATTACAGATAAAATATTTATCATGATGTTTGTATTCTATGATTTCATGGTAAGAATAAAGAGAAAAATCTTTGGTGATTAAATGACAAGAAAAGATGTAATACATTTACTTACTTTTGATGTAAAGAAAGATAAATTTGTTTATTTTTGTGGTAGTCAATGGAAAGTAAAGAGATCAAAATCTACAAAAGATTTAGAAAAAACAACTTGTGCAAATTGTCTTTGGAAAATGGGATTATATAATAAATTCAAGAGTGATAAAAAATGATAATTGGTGGCGAATTAGGTGATGGTCTTACATATACTTTTCCTATTTGGTTAGTTGATTATATGAAAGATGATGGTGATAAAAATGATGTGCAAAAACAAATACATGATTTTTCTAAATGATTCATTAACAGTCTTTGCTATTGTTGTTTTAGGATTGATTGCAAATACATTATTTAATCCTTTGTCATGTCCAATTCAAACATACAGCAGAGATTGTGCTATATTTTCATCATCAGTTTGTGCAGCATTGATTTTTGGTATCTATGTATTGATATATTTATTTTTAGAATACGATGTGAGTGATAAAAAATGTTAATTGGAATAGGTGGCGATTTAGGTTCAGGTAAGACTTTAACACTTACATATATTGGATTGAAGTATCTTTTAGAAGAAGGAAAAACAATTTATTCTAATTATCATTTGAACTTTCCACATACAAGAGTTTATGCAATTAGACAAATGAATCACATGAACGATGGTGTTTTTCTTGCAGATGAACTTTGGACATGGCTAGATTGTAGAACATCACAAAAAGCTGTAAATAAAGGTTCATCATTGCTTCTTGCAAAATCTAGAAAGAAAGGTCTAGATGTTATTTGGACTGCACAATTACTTTCATCTTTGGATAAAAGACCACGAAGAATGACACAGAAATTTATTTATCCTCAATTATTGCCTTCTGATGAACACCCTAAACTATGCAGAGGTCAAATTACAGATAGGCATGATAAACCAATGGGTTCTGTAATGTTTAGACCAAACCTTATTTTTCCTTTGTATGATACGGAAGAAGAAGTAAACCCACCAGCAGAATTTTATGAAGATATTATTAAAACAGCAACAGGAAAGAACTATAAGGTTTCTGAAAAAGAATACTATGATATTGTAAATGGTGTTTCAGATATTCAAGATATAATTATGGAAAATGATTAAAATGACTTTGAAAACATGGTTGATTGAAGATATAAGAGAAATTATAGATTCCTTTAAAGAAAAAAGGTCTAAGAGTGAAAACATCATGAAAAAAGATCTATTATTGCATGAAAGGGTGTACCTAATCATGTCAATTATGCTTCCACATTTATTCCCAATTCCAAAGGATAAACCTTTTCCAAGGTTCATGGCTTTGGATTTGTTGCTATCATTATTTCTTATTGTGGCTATATTTACTTCATGCTATCTTGTTTTCTATTCAGAAGATAGTATAGGAAATCAAGGTGGCGAAATAAATGAAATACTAAATGAAAGTTATGGAATAGGTAGTGTAAAAGATTTAATTTTGTGCAGAACAATTTTAGATAATCAAAAAGGAGATGAATTTTATGTTGATATTGGAGATTGAAGGTAAACATACAGAGAAAGAATTGAATACTAAATTGAAACATATTTTTGGTGTACCTTCTGCAATGATTATGGAAATCTCAATCATAAAAACAAAGTTTGATAAAGTGAGTACAACATTTTCATTGGAGATTAGAGGATTAAAAAATTCACGAAAAATAAATCATAAGATTGTATATGAAACCACAAAGAAATATATTTTAATTGCAATGAATCAGTATTTTGATTTCTTGCAAATAAAAAGCGTTATCATAGAAGGCGATACAATGATTGAACAATCATTACCATTAAAAATGGTGGATAAATTAGATGAAAGATATCCAAAAATAAAAGATAGAATCAATATGTTTGTAAGAACATCAAAAGCAGAGAAAGAATTTATGAATAGGAACAAGGATATGTTTAATAAATTTTTGAATGATAATGACTTTGAAGCTGGTTTTATTCTCTTTTGGAACTCAATATAG